ATGGTTTTCAAAGTAGTTCAGCTTTAGATAATCCAGTTAAAAATTTTACATTAACAAAAGGTAATTATTTTAAATTATATCATGATTGTGATGAAGATTTAAAAAATAATTTTGAAAAAAAATATGATGAACCTTTATTATATAGAGATGGAGTAGGTCAATTTGATTTAAAGTTTAACTTGGTAAAAGAATTTATTTGTAAATATGATTGTATTAAGCAATTAAAAATTAGCGATAAAACATTAGCAAAAGCACTTGATAAAAATATTGCTTATAATGATTTTTATTATAAAAGTTTAGGTTCAAAATTAAAATGTTTATAATATAATGAAAACCACTTAAAAATTTTCATTATATAAAATATAGAATATGCAAGTTTTCATAAAAACATTAACAGGAAAAACCGTTACTATTGACGTTGAACCAAGTGATACAATTGAAATTGTAAAAACAAAAATTCAAGAAAAAGAAGGCATTCCTCCAGATCAACAACGACTTATTTTTGCTGGAAAACAATTAGAAGATGGACGTACATTAAACGATTACAATATTCAAAAAGAATCCACATTACATCTTGTTTTGAGACTAAGAGGTGGATAAATAATTATGGGTGGATAAGAAATAAATAAAAAATTGAAACACTTTTTTATTTATTGAAAATATTTAAATTACTTATTAAAATAAACTATTAGCAAAATAACAAGTTACTAAAATGAATCTATTTATTCTCTCCCTTATCCCAAAAGAAATAGCTGAATATATGATGGATAAACATGTCAGTAAAATATTATTAGAAGCGGTTCAAATGCTTTGTTCCGCAAAAAGAATATTAGATCCTGAAGATTCCATCAATGAAAATTTATATAAATTAGCACATAAAAATCATCCAGTAACTATTTGGTGTAGAAAATCTAAAGAAAACTTTTTATGGACATTAGAATTGATTGAAGAACTTCATAATGAATGGAAGTATAGATATAATCATCCAGAAACCAAAATTCATAAATCTTATTTAGTAGCACAACTGCTAAAAAATAATGTACCAAGTGACGATAAATTCGAAGAACAACGCCTAACACCATTTGCTCTTGCTATGCCAGATAAATATAAATCAGAAGACCCTATTTTATCTTATAGAAATTATTACATGTCAGAAGAAAAACAAAAAATTGCTTCTTGGAAAAAGAAAAGAGAGAAACCTGAATGGTATATCAAAATAGATAGTTAGATAGTTAGTTTTTAGTTTGTTTTATTTATTGTAAAATTAATATAAGTATTTTTTTACTAACTAAATAAAGTAAATAATAAAAATTAATTAAATAATATAAATTAAAATACTTTTTTATGGAAAATAAAGAAGAAGAACAAACAAATACAAATAAAGTAGAAGAAACGGAAACCTCAAAAAAAAGAGCAAGAAAGTGTACAGCAAAGACTCTGCCTTTAGGACTAACACAAGAGATGATGAAAAAATATGTTGTTTATTACCATGAATATCTGAATCCAGAAAAAACACGTAGTCGTGAATTTTTCAAAATAGAAAAACATCCTAAACTAGAAAAAATATGGATAGGTACGAAATCCAACAAGGTCTCTCTTCAAGAAAAATTGAAACAAGCAAATAAAGTAGTAGAAGAATTATTAGAATTAGATAAAGATAATTCTGATAAAAATGAAAATAAATAATTTTAGAATTCAAATTTAAAATTTTTGTTTATATATTTACATAATGGAAACTTACGAAAAACCAAAATTAATCAAAACATATACTATTAATACACCAATAGATGAATTTAATATTATTAATGGAAAATGTCCGAATTATGCTTTGAATTGGGGAATCAAACGTAATTTATTATATTGGTCAGAAGGTCATGATTTTATAACAGGAAAATATAGTTTAGATAAAGACTATAATTATCCAAAAAATGGAATTACAATATTTGAATATGAACGTTTACGAAATGAAAAAAATGATTACGAGAATTTTATTTCAGAAAAAGTAAAGGATTATTTTAAAAGAAAGAGAGAAATCTTAAAAGAAGAAATGAATCATTATTTAGATGTAAAGTTACAACAACTACCTGAATAAAAAATATTTTATTTACTTATTATATTTTATTACACCTTATAACTTTTTATTCTAATTTTATTCTATTCTAATTACTATTAAATAATTTATTCATATTTATTACTTCGGGCTTATCAACTTCTGATGTAAATAATTTATTTATATGTTCATTATATCTAAAACGAATAGTATAATCTTGTTGAATATTATTTCTACCAATGCGACCCATTGCTTGAATAATTTTTTCTTGAGTTAAATTTAAATCTTTACTTAAATATCCGTGACAAAATTGATAGTTAGTTCCGTAGATATAATCACTTGACGCAATAATAACATATAATTTCTGCTCATCTGCTAATGTTTTCATAATTTCAGTATAAGTAATATTATTATGCTGTGTAAATACTCCAATCCCCATTAACAATAAAACTTTCCAACTGTCTTCAATTCCATTTAAAAGCATTATTTTACTAATAGTTTCTTCATTAATATCACTTTTAAAAGCATTTGTACAGTTTATTCCTTCAGCCCATTTTTGTAGATGAGAATTTGTGTTTGGAATAAAAGTATCATTTAAATTAGCAATTTTAATTAGTCCTTTTAAATTATTTAATTGATTAACCAAATTTTTTACTTCCACATTATTGTCAATGTCTCTATTTAATTTATGTGAATCTTTTGAAGATTTTTTACTTAGTATTCCATTATTACTGTCATCTTCTTTTGATTTTGAACGTTCATTAATATCTTCCAGATCTCTTTCTAATTGTTCGATTTTATCATTTAATTTATTATTAAATAATATTTTTTCCATTATATTTTCCATTACTTTTTCAGGAATATTTGCTTGTTGAATATAAAATTTTGCTATTTTTTCAACATCATTGGATAAGAATATGGTAGGACCATCTGTTAATGTATAAGCATCTTTAGTTGTAATATAAATTGCCGAGTCACCGCTATTTACATTTGTTTCATTATTAATTTTATTTAAATTATTTAATATTTCAGTTTTGTTATTAATTATTTGTTCACTAGATAAACGAATTAATGGTATCCCTTGATTATTACATGAAGATTGAATTCCCGGACCTATACTTGCTATTTTCTTTATTTTATTTCCTTTTAAATCAACCGTATTATTTGGTAATATTCTTTTAACTCTACTATTTTTAAACTCTAATGAAATAGCTCCCCAAGTACCACTCATAATATTTTTCAAAACATTTAAATAATATAATTTTATATTCGTCATGTTAATATCATCAAGTGTTTCAAAATAACGTTCCATTTTAACTTTTGACGTTGCGTATCCCGTTTTTTGTATAAAACATATGAATTTTACTACTTCACTTAAATCAAAATAACGCAATAATGTCAAGTAATTTTCACAATGTTCTACTATTTTTTTTATCTCATCATAATCTTCACTCAAATAATGAGGTAGAATAACATAACCATTATTATTAATAATAGGAATCGATTTTTTACTATCATGACTTACAATATTGAATACTTGTGCTTCTTTAAATTTTATTTTAAAGTCAGAAATGGTATCTGTTAATTCATGTATTTTAGGTAATGTAGCCGAAGATAAAACCATATTATAAACTATATTTTCTTTCCAATTATTTTTAATAATTTCGTGAAATTCATGTTTTTCATAATCCATCGTGATGGTTGGTTCATCCCAATATGTCATTAACTCTTCTAATGGATGAAAAGAATTCATATAATACATCGCTGGCAAATAAGATTTAATATCACAAATAATAATTTCTACTTTACTACCATTACTATTATCTACTTTCCATATTCCACCAGTTTTCCAATTAGTTGTATAATCTTTTGCCGCAAAATAATGTAACCGAATATCATCCGCACTACTACAACCAAAAGCAAAAGCAATTTTTTTATTTACAGATATCGCTGCTTTGGCTAATGCTAGTCCAACATGTCTTGCAGCACAAACAAATATAATCTTGTATTTTTCAGACAAACCAATAGGTGTAATCGTTTTACCTGTACCAGTTGGTGTTATATATAATATTAATTTTGGACAAATATTTTTAGAAATGGTAAATATTTCTTTTTGATGTTCATATAAAGCAACGTCACTATATTTTATTAAACTATCATTTTTTTCTATAAATTCATAGGCATTTTCAATAATATAATTATTCATATTAGGTTCTTCTTTAAAAATACGAATAATTATATCTACAATTTCTAAAATATGTCTATTTATTTTAACTACACTATTCTTAACCAATTTATAAAGAGTATAATAATGAAATATCCATTTTTTTGATTTTTTAAATTTATATTTAATAATATTTTCAATATGTTCTAATAATATGTATTCATAAACTACTTTTTTATCTAAATTTAAATCAGTATTTTTTTGGATACGAATAAGGTCTGCTTTTTTAATTATAGGATTTGCGTTAACATTGATAGAAATATAATTTACTTCATATTTTTTAATATTTTTTTTAAGAATTTCAGAGAAATATTTATTAAATAAATAATCTTCCATAGATTCATTATAGTCAACTTTTAGATAACTAAAAAGCGAAGTAGCTTTATTATATTTAATATTTACTTCATGAAAACCACTAATAATTAATTTAAGTATCTCAATTTCATCCTTAGAAACAGGAACTTCAATAGTATCCCATTCAGATTTATTTAACTTACGTTGATTCAAGTCCATTGTTATTTATTTTAATGCTACTCTTTTAAATTAATTTTTTAATTTCAATTTTATTTTTGTTACTTATTTTACAATTTTATTTTTCGGTAAAATAAAATTGAATTATAAAATATATAATATAACACTTTAATCATAATAATATTTAATTAAATGTCGCATAATATAAAAACTGTATCTATTGAAGGAAATATTGGTAGTGGAAAATCAACATTAATTCAATACTTGACAGAAAAATGGGCGGATAAGAAAATCATATTTTTAAAAGAACCTGTGGATGAATGGGAAAAAATTAAAGATGAAGAAGGAATAACTATATTAGAAAAATTTTATGAAAACCAAGAAAAATATTCTTTCTCATTTCAAATGATGGCATATATTTCACGGCTTAAATTATTAAAAGATGTAATTGAAAATATTAAAGAAAATGAATCTATTATCATAATTACAGAAAGAAGTTTATATACGGATAAAATGGTCTTTGCTAAAATGTTGTATGATAATAAAAAAATAGAACATATTAATTATATTATTTATTTAAATTGGTTTGATACCTTTATTAACAATTTTCCAGTAAATAAAATTATTTATGTAAAAACTGAACCTGAAATATGTCACTTAAGAATAGTAAAACGTTCCAGAGAAGGAGAAAATAATATACCAATTGAATATTTAAAACAATGTCACGAATATCACGAAAAAATGATGGAATATTTAAATGCAGAAAAGTTAGAACTTGATGGTAACATAAACATATTTGATTTTCCAGAAAAAATGAATGAATGGACAAATAAAATTGAAAAATTTATAATTTAAAAATTTATTTATTTAGTATTTAATTTTTATGTTTAATAATTGTTAATCAAACAAATATTTAATTTTTTTACTGGTTTATATTTCAATAAATCTAATTGTTTATTTGTGGTAGGAAATTCTTTGTCTCCATAAATATCTTGTAACATTAACCACTCAAACATTCCACCTACATAAATGTAAACATTAAAAAAACCTAATGATGTAAATTGTTGAGATTTTTTATATATTTTTTCATCATTAGCAT